GAACATATCAATCATTATTTAAATACAGCCAAAACAATGAAAGTTAAAATGACGAGAGAAACCGCCAAAGAAATGGTTAATCATGAAAGAGAAAGAATTGTTTGGCGTAATGATATATATGAAGTCTTCCAATATCATGGAAAGCTATGTGATAATATGGTTCAAGTTCCAGAATACAAGGGCAAGTGTGATTGGCTATCTATTAAAAGAATAGACAAACAACCATGTAATGATTGGGCTGACTTCCAAAAAATCAAAGATGATATTTGTGGTGAGTTGAGAGAGGCGATTCAAATATATCCCTCATCAGAAAGGCTAGTCGATACAGCGAACCAGTATCATTTGTGGGTGTTGCCCGAAGGTATGGCAATCCCATTTGGTTGGTTTGAGGGCAGAGTTATCAATGATGATTCATTTGATGATGAGCATTTGCAAACAGAACAAAGATTGAAATATCAATAAAAAACTTTTAAAATTATTAAATAATAAAAGGGTGATCTGCGGATTGCCCTTTTTATTTGTGTTTGTTTGCGTTTATTGCTATCTTGCCAAATAGGTGATATATTCAAAGACAGGAGAAGTGATGCCGATTCCCAAGCCGTCAAGCGGTGAGACAGAGGAAGTATTCATGGAGCGTTGTATGGGTAGCAATACCATACAAGCTGAGTATCCAACAAACAACCAGAGGGTAGCGGTTTGTCTCAGCAGTTTTCAAAACGGAAGCAAGGAGAATGAGATGGATCTTGACGAACAGCCTATAGAAGATTTTGAAACAGAAGTCTTAGATATTAAAGCTGAACTCAAAGCATATCGAGATGATGAAGATGATGAGCAAAAGGGAATGTTCTCTGGCTATGGGTCAATCTTCAACAATAAAGATTTAGGAAATGATGTAATGGTCGAGGGTGCTTTTGCTAAGTCAATTGCATCTAAGGGCGCAAGAGGCGTTAAACTTTTATATCAACATAAGGCAGATGAGCCTATCGGTGTATTTGATGAAATCATAGAAGATAGAAAAGGGCTGAAGGTAAAAGGCCGCCTTGCTATGGGTACGCAAAAAGGCAAGGAAGTTTATGAATTAATGAAGATGGGCGCGATAGATGGTTTGTCTATCGGCTATAGAGTTTCTCCAAAGGGCGCAACTTACGATGAAAAGGGCAAAAGACGTATGCTCAAGGAAGTTGACCTGATGGAGATATCCGCTGTTACCTTTCCAATGAATCCACGCGCAAGGATTCAAGCGGTAAAAGGTGAGGGCAAAACAGTTCGTGAATGGGAAGGTTTCCTTCGGGATGAAGGTGGTCTTTCAAGAAGCGAATCAAAAGTAGCGGCAAATGCCGTTATCAAGGCTTTAGATCAGCGCGAGGTTGACAATGAGCAAACAGAGGCAATCAATTCGATTGCTAAATTAACTTCAATCCTTAAAGGAGACTGATGATGTCAGACGATATCAAAAACGCAGTCGAGGGCATGGCGAAAGCATTTGAAGAGTTCAAATCAACCAATGACGCTCGTATTGCAGATTTAGAGAAGAAAGGTTCAACCGATCCTCTCGTGGATGAGAAAATAAAAAATATCGAGGCTGACCTTGATAGATTTGAAGATATCAACCAAAAACTTACTCTTGCACAACAAGAGCAAAAGCAAGTCCAAGAAAAGCTAGATACTTTTGAGACACTTCTTAAGCGTCCAGAAGCAGGTGTGGAAGCAAAACAAATTGATATGTCTGTAAAGGCATTCGATAAGTGGCTACGCAAAGGCAAGGATAACATGGATGTTGATGAGGTAAAAGCCTTGACTGTTTCTGATGATACAGCCGCAGGTTTTCTTGCTCCACCAGAATACGTCCGTGAGCTTATCAAGACTTTAACTGAGATTTCACCAATGCGTTCTATCGCTCGTGTTCGTGCAACTTCACAAAAGTCAGTTCAAATGCCATCACGCACAGCAACATTTACTGCACAATGGGTAGCTGAGTCTGGCACTCGTTCAGAGACAACGGGTTATACAACTCAGTTGGAAGAAATCCCAACACATGAGTTATATGCGCTTGTAGATATTTCTGAGCAAGAGCTAGAGGATTCTGTATTTAATCTTGAGGCAGAAATGCAACAAGAATTTGCAGATCAGTTTGCAAAAGCTGAAGGTCTATCAATGATATCTGGTGATGCAGTTGGTAAGCCAGAAGGTGTTTTAACAAACTCAAGTGTCGGAACTACAAACTCAGGTTCTGGAACATTGTTAACAGGCGATGGTCTTATTGACTTGGTACACGCTGTTAAGTCACCTTATGGTGCTAATGGTACATTCATATTCAATCGCACAACCTTGGCGGCTATACGCAAGCTAAAGGATACAGCAGGACAATATGTGTTCCAAGCAGGTATGATGCTAACAGCAGGAGTTCCAAATACTATTCTTGGATATCCTTATGTTGAAATGCCAGATATGCCAGATGTTGCAGGTTCAGCAAAGCCAGTAGCATTCGGTGATTTCTCACGCGGATACATGGTCGTTGATCGTGTGGCTTTATCAGTATTACGAGACCCATTTACTCAAGCAACAAGCGGAAATGTTCGCTATGTAGCAAGACGTAGAGTTGGTGGTCAGGTAGTATTGGCTGAAGCACTTCGCACTCAAACAATCTCAGCGTAAAGGGAGAGTGAAATGAAAGACTTATCAAACTCAATCTCAACAGCACTTTCTCACAAGAGTGCAGTTACAACAGCCGCTTCAAATGGTACTGGTGTTGACCTTCAAGGGTATGAAGGCGCAACAGTTCTTGTTACAATAGGCGCGGAAGGTGATACTTTATCAGGCTCTGTTTTCTTTCAAATTGGACTAGAACACTCTGATGACAATTCAACATTTACAGATGCTACTCAAAGCGACATTGTAGATGGAACGATTGCGGCAGATGGTGTGTTCTTGAAAATTGATGGAACAGGCACAGCAGGAACAGGTGGTAATCCTGATTCTACTGGTTCAACCTATCGTGTTGGCTATATCGGTGGTAAAAGATATGTTCGCACAACTATCGCTAAGACAGGCACACACTCAACAGGAACACCGCTAGGAACTACTGTTATTAAGAGTCATGCTCGTCATACTGGCGATAATGCTTTTGACGTACATAACGCATAAACTAAAGGGGCAGGGGAGACCTTGCCCTTTTTTCTAGGAGATTTTCATGGCAGTAAAAATGTTAGTATCAATGCTCGGTTCTTCTAATGAATATGGCTCTGAAACTCGTATGTATCAGGCAGGTGAAGAAATAGTAATAGATAAGCCTTGGAAACAGGCTCTTGTTGCTAATTTCATAGCCGCAGGGGTCGCTCAAGAGACTAAGGTGGTAAAACCTACAGAAACAAAGACAAAGGCTCTTAAAAGGGCTAGAAACAAAGATGGAACATTAAAGGGTGATGACCCAAGCACACCAGATGTCAATGAGGCTTGGGAAACAAAATGACCGCAGGAAATTATTATCTGACAGTTGAACAGGGCGCAACCTTATCTCTTGTTATCACATATAAAGATAGCGCAGGTTCAGCAATAAACTTGTCAGGTTATACAGCGCGAATGCAGTTAAGAGATGAGATAGAAAGTTCATCAACAGTATTATCGCTCACCACAGAGAATGGTCGTATAGCTTTGGGCGGTGCAAATGGTACAGTTACACTTACAGTTGCCGCAACAGATACCGCTAATCTTACAGCAGGTGATGGGGTTTATGATTTAGAGCTAATTACATCAGGCGGTGTTGTTACACGTTTGATAGAAGGTAGTTATTCAATAGTTAGAGAGGTAACTAGATGAATGACGTTATACTTACTGGAACTACAAACAGTATAGCGGTAGAGTCAGGTAACACAGTTGAGATTGCCCAAACTCTCAATTCTGTAACTATATCTGATTCAACAAGTGTTTCAGTTCAAGAAACTACAAATACAGTATCTATTCCAAACGTATCGATGAATGTTGAAATATTATCAACCAATATTGAAGTTGTATCAGTTGGGACACAAGGACCACAAGGACCAAGCGGAACATCTACTATCGGTGGTAAAGATTTGCCAACATCTGCTCCATCAGATGGCGATATGATAAAATTTAGCTCATCAAGTGATGAGTTTGTTTACACCCAAGAAATAGATGCAGGAACTTACTGATGGCAAATACAATAAAGATAAAAAGAAACACTAGTGATTCAGATGCGCCAACAACATCTAATATAGCTCAAGGTGAATTGGGATTCACAGAAGCCACCCAGATACTGTTTTATCGTGATGCTTCAGATAATATAAGAAAGATTGGTGGTGAAGGTGCTTTTCTAAGGAGTGATACCAATGATACTTTTACTGGCAATCTTACTATCTCTGGGAATCTTGATGTTCAAGGCACAACAACAACCATAGATTCCACAACAGTTCAAATAACAGACCCACTTTTTAAGGTTGCCAAAGACAACACAGGCGATTCAGTAGATTTAGGTCTGTATGGTAAATATGTTGAATCAGCAACAACAAAGTTTGCAGGTTTCGCTAGAGATGCAAGTGATTCTGGAAAGTTTATATTGTTTGATGGATTGCAAGCAGAGCCAACCACAACAGTCAACACAGGCGGCACAGGGTTCAACAAACAAACACTCAAGGCAAACATAGAGGGTAATCTAGCAGGTTCTCCAACTATTACAGCCGCTACAGTAGCCACTAGCCTTGATATGAATGGTAATGAGCTAATTCTTGATGCAGACGCTGATACGTCTATTACGGCTGATACAGATGATCGCATTGATTTTAAAATTGGTGGTTCGGATGAATTGCAACTTAGTGGAACAGAGTTAAAACCTGCAACGAATGGTGGTCAAAGTCTTGGCACTTCAGATAATCAATTCTCAGCTATATTCGCTAGTGGCACGTCCACACTTGCTACAGTAGATATTAACGCAGGTGCTATTGATGGAACGGCTATAGGAGCTAATAGCGCAAGCACAGGCGCATTTACAAGTGTAAGCGCATCTAGCCAAATAACATCAACACTTTCAACAGGCACAGCACCCTTAGTTATTGCATCTACAACAGCGGTATCTAATTTAAATGCAGATTTATTAGACGGCAAACACGCTCCTGTTGGTGACATTGTAGGCACAACTCAAGAACAAACATTAACTAATAAAACTTTAACAAGTCCAGTTTTAACAACGCCACAGATAAACGATACAAGCGCGAATCATCAATATGTTTTCGCTGTTTCAGAATTAGCGGCAGATAGGACAGTCACGTTGCCATTATTAGCGGCAGGTGACACATTCATTTTTGCAAATCATACAGCAACATTAGATAATAAAACCATAGATGGAGGTACATATTAATGGAAAAAGACCCTATGCTAGTTGCATTAGCGGAAAGCCAAGAGGCATATTTAGGAGAAGTAATTGGTAGATATCTTGAGGGGCAAGCCAAACTCAGAGTAGCGGCTATGCAAATAAAAGACTATCAAGAGGCTAAAGCAAAATTTGAAACGCAAGACCAACAAGTAAAAATAGCACATGAAACTTTGAAGGCAGTATCATCTAATAAAGAGGCTTTTGAAGAACAAAACACAAATCTGTTAGAGCTAGTCAAAACTGTGAAGGGGCAAATAGCAGATTTAAAAACCACTTTACAGCTTGAAAAAGAAGCGTCTTTAAGGTGGAAAGAAAAATACGAATCAACGCTACCTAAAAAAAGAGGTAGACCAAGGGGTGCTTAGTGGCGAATACGATACAAATAAAGAGATCATCCACTGCATCAGATACACCATCTGCTAGTGATTTATCTGTTGGCGAATTAGCTGTCAATACAGCAGACGCAAAACTATTTACAAAACATACTGATGGAACTGTTAAGGAGTTAGCAGGTGGTGGTGGTTCTGGTATATCAGCCGTTGTTGATGATACAAGCCCACAATTAGGCGGTAATTTAGATAGCAATGATAAAAATATTCTATTGGGCGATAGCACTTCTGACAATTCTTTCGCCAACAGGATTAAGCTAGGTGCAGGAAATGATTTACAACTGTTTCATTCTGGCAATGCATCATTTATCTCTGATACTGGTACTGGTAATCTTTTTATAACAGGCTCTAATGCGATAGCGTTTAATTCTGGAGATTATGGAGAAACATACGCTACATTTAACGATGATGGGGCGGTTACTTTACGGCATGATGACAGCATTAAGTTTTCAACTACATCAACTGGTGCGACAGTCACAGGGGTGCTTACCAGTGACGGTCTAGACTTAGGTGATAGTGAACCTATAAGACTAGGTGCTTCTCAAGACTTACAGCTATTTCACGATGGCAATTCAAGCTTAATAGATGATACTGGAACTGGTTCATTATTTATAAGGTCATCTCAAGTAAATATTCAAAATGATCCAAGTCTTTCACCAAGAGAAAATATGGCAACATTTGTGCAAAATGGTGCAGTCACACTCATGTATGATGGCTCTACTAGAATAAATACTTCTAGCACTGGTGCGACAATAACAGGTGGTCTTACTGCCAATGTAACTGGTGATGGAACGGAAGTTTTAAGATTAGGCACAGAAAGACCATGGGCTTTTTTACAAAGAAGCACAGGAGCAACTTCTAGTCTTTCCTTTCGTTCAACTGTAGATTCTAAGACTTTTGACATTGAAAATGAAGATGGTGGACTAGTTGCAAGATTTATTGCTAATAACACAACAGGATTAGTTTCTCTTTATTATGGTGG